ACAAGCTACCTATCTACTACGTCTTGCTGATTTAGATATAACATCACCGCCGCGCTATTTGGCCCCATCATAAATTTATCGTTTACCGCGCCGCGGCTTGATCTTCCTAGAAGCGCCACGTGCGACTGAGACAGATCGGCTACGTTATAAAGCACGATGCAGGCGTTTGTTTTTGAGTTAAAATTTGCTTGAATTATTTTGTTGGCCGCCGAGTTGTTTTCAAAGCGCTCTATTTTTATGATCGTGTTGGTTTGTTTAAATTGATCAAACGCGACGTCGCCGCTAAAATATATCTTACCGCCGACGATTTGAAACGGCGTATAAGTCCCGCTCGAGTTTGCGATACGAAAATTATCCGCCATGATTTCAAATTTGCTTTGTTGATTCGTACCGTCGCTAAACTGCCAGCCCGTAATTCTGCCGCGACTATCCGTGATTAGGGATTTGACCTTAGCGACGTATTCTTTTGCCGCCGTTGCGATAGCCGCGGCGTTAGTGACCTTTACCAGCTCGGTTTCGGCTCTGGAGATGAGATTTGTCATGTCTGCCGTCATAGACCTGATTTTGCCGTCTAGCCCCTTTTCTACCTTGGTTTCGACGTTTTTTGTGATTTGGTTCGTGAGCTCGCCGGGCAAACTCGCCTTAAGCTGCTCGAATTTTTGAGCTATCGCGCTGTTTTCACTTGCGTAGGTTTGCTTTAGCTGATCTATGCTAGCGTTGATCTCGCCGAATTTGGCATTGATCTGCCGTATAGCCTGAGCTAGCGCTTCGTTATCCGTGGTTACGGCGACGTCTTTATTCTTGATCATCCCAGAAATCTGGCCGTTGATCGCGTTTACTTCGCTTCTTAACTCCTCTAAAGACCTTATCGTTCCGCGCAGCTTATCGCGCAAATTTTGATTATCAAAGGTTCTCTCTTTGGCTAAATAATCCTCGATGATACGCTCAAGCTCGCTGATATGATCAAACGGGTTAAAAGGCACGGGCGCGTTTGTGCCGCCGCCCTCATTACCCTCGCCGCTTCCGGCGCCCGCTTCCGGATTAAATCCAAGAGGCCTAACCTCGAGATAATCCGGCGTTATATAAGCTATGGTTTTATTAGTATCTGACATGTTCGTTCCTTAAATTTACCATGCAGCCTGTACGAGTTTTGCTTTACCGCGCATTACGCACATCGCATCGTTTCCTAGCGGCGGGCGTAGCCATACCGCGTACGCATGCCATGCTCCGCCGTAGCCAAAACTATCACTGATGTCGTTTTTAAAAAATCCTTCCTGCGCACCGTCCCAGGCGCTAGCCTCGGCAAACATCACGACGTGATTTTGTTTCACCATACCGATGTTTTTTAGCTCCAGTTTCGCGCCGCTTTTGATATTTTCAAACACCAGATCTACAATGCGAAATTTGGCATCAAAAACCAGCGGTTTATTGAAACGATCAAAATACGCGATATCTAGCCCAAACGCGCTACCTATAACAAAGGTCTTTTCGTAGTATGCATTCACCTTTTACTCCGCGGACGAGCCAAGCCCGTCCTTGCAGGCAAGGCTTGGCGCCCTGCACCCGCACTCTTCGTAGCGTAGTCTCGTTGCGAGTGCCACGCACGAAGCAAAAAGCCCTGCCTTGCGGCGGGGACCCGTTTTACTCCTCGTCGGGGCTTGCCCCCGGACTTTCGCTCCCGGCGCGTCATACCGCTAAAGCCCCTCATTGTTGCTTCGCTCCTTTTTACCCATCGCTCGCATCGCTTGCAGGGTAAGCTCCGCTCACTCAGACGTGCCAAACGCCGAGCAGTCGGCGTTTTAAACTGCGTTTGCACGTCTTCTCCACCCGTTGGCGTAAATCCTAAATTTCGGATTTTTTTCAATCAGGCCGTTGTAGTATTGAAGCTCCGCTCGGTCGAATTCTTTGTCAAACCTTGCCTCGTCAAAGCGGTTTATCGCCGCCAGCGTTTGTTCGCCGACAATACCGTCATTTACCACGCCCACCAACTGCTGTGTGACTCTTACGGCAGGTCTCACATCTACATTCACGCCAAAAATAAACATCTCGTTTGCTTTGAGTTGGCTCGCGACTTCGTCAAGCCTCATGCGGTCCCAGTATGCCTCTTTGTAAAACCTGCGAACCTCGGCGCGCAAATTCTCTCTGCCGTAAAGCGCACGGGATATTTTCTCGATGTCGCCGCCAAGAGCTACCGTACCCAGTATCTCGTCCCAGCCAGCCCAGTGCGGGTGGGCGTCTTGGTATATTCCCATAAACGTCCAGCCGTCCTCGGTCGGGTTTTTATCTAGCGCATCCTCGGGCCTAGAGAATTCCAGCCGCATTAGAATTTGAAAAGCCTCGTCAAAATTTGCCATTTTCCATCCTTTATTTTTTACTTCGCGGCGGAAGTAATTCCGCCTTGCGACGAGGGATTTTATCCCCTCGACCCCTCTAAAGCCCTCGCTTTCGCGGGGTTCCCGTTTTTACTTCGCGGCGGAAGTAATTCCGCTTTGCGCTGCTTGCAATATCTCTCTATCGGTCATCGCCAAGCTCCTCATGCCTAAAGCTTCCGCCGTAGTCGTCATACCCTCTACCGTATCCGCCGTCGCCCATTCCCTCTATCTTTTTATCCGCGGCTTTGTTTATTTTTCTCCTGGCCCATTCAGCCCCCATAAAGGCGATAATACCGCCAAGAGCCAGCGACCCCTCAACCTCGTGTATAAGGAGTTTTGAGATAGCAAACGTAGTCCAGCATAGAAACATCGCCGTGATAGTAGCTACGGCAAAAGCCCTTTTCGTGCGGTGTTTTCTGGGCTTGCCGTCATCGTCCAGCAGCCCCAAGACGCCGCCGATAGCGCCCACCACCAATACCCAAAGTAGGTATAGGTATTCTTGAAAATTCATCTTATCGCCGCTCCGAAAATCAAGGCGAGCAGGACCGACAAAGTTATTTCTAGCGCCCTTTTTTTGCTGATTTTAAAGCCCATGATTTTTTTGATTACCATTTCGCTCATCGTGCGCCCCTTAAGCATTGTTTTAGCAGGTCCTCGCAGGCCTTAAAATACTCTGCAATCTTTTTTTGATTGTCCGGATCGCTTCTGTCTCGCTCCGGTTTTTGCGGCATCTCGTCGATGCAAGGCACGGCGATATACACGTCTTGATATTTTGTCCGAGTGATCACCTGCGGCTCTTTGCCTGCGCAGCCAAAAAACAATAGGGCGACGCAAAAAAGCCCGATCTTAGCGCGCAAGCTCATCAAATATCCTTTCGCATCGCTCCAGCTTCTCCTCGCAGTTTTGCGTAGCAAGCGGCTTTATGCTCTCAAATTTGCTTCTTGCTTTTTCTTGCGTCTTTTTTACGTTGGGCTTTTTTACTTCAAGGTCTTTAAATTTTGCATTCTGCAGGTCTATTTTTGCATTGCACTCGCCTAAATTTGCCGCCGAAATTTGCAAATTTGCTTCTTTTATAGCAAGCTCTGTTTGCGCCTGGGCTAGCCCTGCTTTTGCGTCCTTGATGTCGCCTTTTAATTTCCAAATTTCAACTCCAAGACCTAGCATTACGCCCACAAGAGCGCCAATTACGATTAACCAGAGTTTGTTTGCGATTAGAAAATTCATTCTACCAATACCCAATCAATAGCAAGGACATCCGTCTGACTGGCAAGCCACGGCACGATTTTTTCATCAGCCGTTTTCATATCAATGTGAGGGCAATAATCAACCTCCGCCCCCTCGCCGAAGATAGATAAAAGCGGTTCGCGATTTACGGTAAATTTAGACCCTTCAACTAAAAACAAAAACATCCCCTTTCCGTTCCAGCCTTTGCGCGCCACTCTTTTGCCTTGTTTTAAAAATCGTATCGCGGAGCCGAAATCAAACCCCTCGGAGATGTTTTGATAAGCGGCTTCAAAGACGTTTTTAGGCGACCACGAGATGTAGCCGTCAAAATTCGGGTGATTCTTTTTGCTATCGACATACTCTACAAGATAACCCTCGTCGTTCGGATTTTCCTCCGCAGGTATTTCCCATCCGCGCAGTTTGTTGTATTCTCCGCGGCTCATCGGCGCGGCTTTGATTTCCTTGGTTCCTATGTATTTTTGCATTACTGTCTCCTTTATTTGACTAAATTTAATAAAAATATGGCCGTCAATATAACGGCAGCTATGATCACGAATTTCTTTGTTGAGGGCTTCATTGTTTTATCCTCTTTACGGGATTGATCGCCCAAACCGTTTGCAGTATCTTTTTGTCATTTTCGTCCATATACTCGGCTTTGTTGTCTTCGCGCATACCTATGACGTCCATTAATTTCCAGCCGAGGTAAATTCGGCAATACCATTTTGATTTGCCGTATCTGATCTCGCGATAGTAGCCGAAACGCTCGCGTCCGTCTTTTAGCTTGCAGGTTACGAGACACTCGGTATTCTTTCGCCCTTTGTTGTAGGTCGCTAGCGTATCTCCGATCGCGCGCACGCTGTTTGCGTCTATGTCCTCTACTTTGACGCCCAGGTACTTTGCGCTAAATACGCCTATGCGGTTGCGGTACAACCAGCAAAGGCGCGCCCAATACGTCCTATTCTTACCGTTTGGGTAGTGCTCGTTACGCCAGCCGTCGTCTCCGTTGATGCCGTAGTCCGGGTCGTCGGACCAGCTTGCCCATTTGGGCAAATTCTCGCTTTTTTCGTCGCAGGCTAGCAATGCTATCGGCACGATGAAAAAGTGCAAAATCTCAATAGGAATTTCAACCGCGAAATTAC